GGTGGTGCTGATGGTCCATCCGTCGGTGAGCAGGGTGCCGCCGGTCTGGCCGGCGCCCTTCACCAGCGGCGTGCCGGTGGCGATGCCGCGCGCCGTCTGCCCGACCGGGTCGCCCAGCAGGAAAGTTCCGCGCCTCCCGCGCAAGGCGGCCAGGAATGCCACCCACTGCTCGGCATCGGCGCGGCGCATCGGGATCAGGTCGACCTCGATAGCGAAACGCTTGCCGGCATGCTCGTAGGTTTCCTGCGACAGGGTGTAGGGCGACTCGTTGCCGCCGACTACGTCGAGCAGGGTGAAGCGCACGCTGCGGATATGGTTAAGGTTCGGGACCGCCAGCGGGAAGGTCATCGCCATCATGACACCCCGCGCACGCGAGCCTGCGACATGGCGGTCAGGGCGCGCCGCTCGATGCTGCCGTTGACCTGCGCCACCATCTGCTCCAGGCGCTGCACGGCTTCGATCGAAGCGCCGCGCATGTCGACGGTGAAGTGGTTGGTGGTTCCGCCGCCACCGCCGCCGGCGTTGTACTTGGCCGGCACGATGGCCTCGCCCTTGTGCACCTTGGCGATCATGTCGCGCGGCACGTAGTTGGTGCCGACATCGAAGCTCGGCAGGATGTTTTTGAACCAGTCTCCGATGCCGGAAGAGGACACCGCGCTGCTCACAGAATTGCCCAGCGGCTCGGTGATCGACTTGCGCACGACGATGCGGGCGATGTCGGCGCTCAGGCTTTTCAGCATATCGCCGAACTCGGCGCCCTTGACGATGGAATCCTCGAAGGCGCTGGAGAAGGTCAGACCCATTTCCTTGCCGAAGTCGGCGGCTTCCTTGGTGGCAACACTGACGTTGTTCAGCGCATCGATCTGCTCGTTGATGGCGAAGCGCGCCTCCATCGCCTGGTCCGCGTTGAAAATTCCGGCCTCTTGCAGCCGGTCGATATCATCCAGTTTTTTGCGGTATTGCTCGACCGGGTCGATCAGGGCGATGAATTCGCTTTTCAGCGTGGCCAGCTCGTCCCGGTTTTTGCGGATGGCGTCATCGGCGCCTTCGATATTGCCCCAGTCGATGTCGAACTCGACCTTGGCGTTGCGCTCGTCCTGTTTGCGGTTTTCGTCAAAGATTTTTTTGGCTTTGTCGGCAGCAGCTTTGGCGGATTTGTCGTCATCCAAAAACACGCCATCTTTCTTAACCGGTTTCACTGGCTCTGAAACCGGTTCTAAAAATGACTGACGAAGGGAATTAATCCCTCTCATTCGCTTTTCTACATCATCCACATAACGCTGCTGCCTTGTGATATCTGCATCAGTGATTAAAAAACCAGAAACCCCACCGGCATCTTGTGTCGATTTCATTTCCCCCAGTTTTCTCTTCGCGTCCAATAGTTCTTTGAACAGATCCCTGGATTTGTTTTCCATTCTTTCCAATGGATTGATGGCCCCACCAAATCCGGCGACGACGCTGGCTCCAAGTCCAATCCACAGGGCCTTTAGGAGACCGCCTTCTTTGGCGGCTTTATTCATCGCTTTGGCGATGTCATCCAATACCGGTAGCATGTTAACTGTCATGGACATGCCGGCCTGAGACGCGCTCTGTTTCAGAAGCGCCAATTTGTCATTGAATGCGTCCGCCATCGGGGCCGCTTTTTCCATTTGCTCGGCGAAAGCCCTGCTATCAGATGCGGCTTTTTTTAGAGCGTCGCCGCCCTCCAGCAGTAATGGCATCAAATCCTGATAGCTTTTCCCCAATATTTTGTTGGCAGTATTCGCCCGTTGCTGAGGCGATTCAATTTTTGATAGAGCATCTGATAGCTGGATGAAAGCCTGCACCGGGTCTTTTGCCGTTATGCCAAGTCGCTTTGCCTGATCCGCATTTTCAGCCATGAAGATAGACATTTTGTTAATGCCTTTGCCGACCGCTTCAAGGCTGGTTCCTGACTGCTCCGAAATTAGCTTCAAGCTTGCCAGTGCTGAAACTGTGGTTCCGGTTGATTTCGCCAGGTCGTTCAGATTATCGGCTGCGTCTATCGACGACTTTATAAAGCCGACGAAGGCGGCTCCAGACAGCGTCACGCCCAACCCGGCGGCGGCGCCTTTCAGAGATGCGATGGAAGCCTGCGCCGACTTGAACGCGTTAACGGTCAGATCGGAGGCGCTGAGGATGATTTTGGTTTCGTTCATGGAGGCCATCAGTCGCGGCCCTTGCTCTGGCGGTCGCGGATGGCGGCGAGCTGGGTTATCAGGATTTCCACGTCTTTCACCCCATGCATTTCACAGATGACCGGCAATGCTTCCCAGTCGATTTCGCCGCCCATCAGGTTCCAGATGCGGATGGCGGCGCCGGTCTCGTGGTCTTGTCCGCCTGGCCGGATGCTTTCCGGCAACTGCTGCGCTTCCAGCCAGGCGATCAGTTTTTTACGGCGGCCTCGCGGCGGGCGACATAGGCTGTATAGCCTTCCTTGATGGCCTTGGACAGATCACCCCAGTCGTCGGGGCGGTCCAGCATCCATTCCACCAGCAGGTCGGCGTCGAAATCTGCCGGAACCGGGTTTCCGCCGGGCACCAGGTCGATTTCCTTCAGGTCCCAGCCGACCACGAAGCGGCGCAGCAGCTCCTTGACCGGCAGCTTCCCGCCCATCCCGGCGATCTCCGCCATGTCCATGTCGGTCGGGCGGCGCACGGTGTAGGCATGGCCGCCGACGCTGACTTGCGTCTCGCGCGCCTTGCGCATTTTTTCGATCAGGGACTGGCTCATTCCGGTCAGCTCGCGTAGTAGGTCGGCGAACCGAAGGCGGTGATGACGGCCGGCGACACCACCTTGTCCTGTCCAGAACCAGTCGGCGCGCCGGCGAATCCGACATAGCCGTTGCACACCATGATCGGGCCGCCGGTGCCGAAGGTGATCTTGAACGCGCGGGTCGCCTGCGCGTCCGAGGCCGCTTTCATGGCGATCTGCCCGGCATCGGATGGGTCCCACAGGTTGTCGAAGCTGTACTTGAGGGGATTGGCTACGCCGGGGATCTCGCTCTTGACGTTGGCGTGGATGGTGGTCGTATCGATGAAATCGAAATCGCCACCGGAAGCCGACATCGAAGTCGCGGTGGTGATCGAGGTGCCGAAAGTGATCTTGTTGCAGGTTCCGGAGGTGAAGGCGTCGAAGCCGGTCGTGTCCAGGCTGGCACCGCCGGTACCTTCGATCACGAAGCTGACGGTGGTGGAAACCGACAGAACGCGGTACACCTCGCCGTTGATCTGGTGCATGCCGAGCACGTTGAAGACGACATAATCGCCCGCGCTGAAATCGTGCGTGGCGGTGACGGTCGCCGTTGCGCCGACGGCGATGGCGGTGATGGTTTTGTTCGCGCCCAGGGCGGACTGCATTGCCACCGCCACGTTGGACCACTTGCGGGCTGTTGCCATGATGTATCTCCTTTAGATTAGCGCGCCACGGTAGGCGCGTTGGATGCGGTAACGTAGGTAACGCGGTAACTCAGGGTGGCCATGCCGACCGGGCTTTCCAGCCCGTCCTCCATGTCGATGCGCAGGCCGCTCAGTTCGATGGACTTGATCAGGGTAGTCATGACGCTGGCGGCGCCCAGCACGGTCTCGACTTCCTTGGCCATGGTGTCGAGCGTGTCGTCCAGGTTGGCGGCGGCCTTGGCCACGCAGCGCACCGAGAGTTCCAGCGTGCGCTCGATGTCCGGCGTGCTGTGCATGGTCAGCTGCTGGATTTCTTCGCTGTCGGTGTTCACCAGCAGGCCGGGCAGGTTGCTGTCGCGCAGCGCGTGCAGGCGCGACTGGTAGACGCGCGCGCCGCTGGTGGCCAGGCCGGTGAGCAGCGTGGCGGCGGCTTCGCGGATCTGCTGGCGGACGTGGTTGGCCATCAGGCTTTTTCCAGGAGCAGGCGGGTGAAGCCGTTGCCGTCCGGCTTGATCGCGGCGACGGTGTAGTTCACGGCGTTGATGGTGATGGCGCTGCCTTCCACCAGGCTGGCCACGTCCGCGCTGGCGCAGGTGAATTCCGGCGCGCTGCCGGACACCATCCCGCCCGGGAATTCCGCATAGGCGTCGCCCAGCAGGCCGACGGCGCTGCCGCCGCTGAAAGTGGCGGTGTAATTGCCCAGCAGCGCCAGCGTGGCGGCGTTAAGCGTGGGCAGGATGTTGGCGAAAGCGGTCATGCAGACAGCATGGCTGCTGCGCGTCAACTACTTGGGCCGGATGGGTTGCGTTTTTGCGATGAAAAAACCCGCGCAAGGCGGGCCATGGGAATCCGCCATTCGGCGGTCTGGCGGTTTATCTAGGTTCTCGCAGTTCTAGCAATCTGGATTGAATCTCCACTACTAGGCTCATATGCACCAATACTAGGCGGAACCTGTCTGCGCCGACCTCTGTAGTCCTTTAGGCCAAATCTCGCTTTGCCAGTTCTCCACATTGGCGAGCCAGTAGCCAACTTATAATCCCCGCCAACAAAATCACTAAACAAAGGATTTACATTAAGGGCAGACGATTCTCGTGCCGCTATCCAAGCAGCTATACTTGCGTAATTTGTTCCAGCATAATGGAACGGATTGGCTGGTAACGCGGCTGTTGAATAGTAATTGTTATTGGCAAAAGTTGCACTGTCCCCTGTGGATACCTGCGCAAATTTGACCAACGTCGAATCAGTGTAAATGATGTTGTTCTCGAAGATGATTCCAGATGCCGCTGTAGCGCTGTCAGCAGTGGTATACATCCCCGTATCGGCATACCCTCCAGCCGACATTACCACTGTATTGCCGATAAATTTATCATTCACCCCTGCTTTTGAATACATGCAGAAATCAGTGCATTTTTCAACGACATTGCCGTAGATAAAATTGCCAGATGTACCGCCTTTTGACAATAGTCCTATAGAGCAGTAGGAGACTTTGTTTCCCCACATGATGCCGTTATTTACAGACCCAAACATAATTGCGTGATTTGCTCCTGAGATAGTGTTCTGGTAAATATCAGCTCGAGTTATATTCGGTGTAACAAAGCTGTTGTCGTCTCCAATTCTAATTCCGATGCCAGCGGCAATTGTTCCAGCCGAAGCCAATGATCCGGTAATGCCGTATGTCTTTGCCACTGCAACCGTAATTGTTGTCGATACCGGCATGGCTGAAGCACATACAGTTGTAAACCCGCTAATATCGAATGTATGACCTCTCGAAATTTGCGATACAGAGCAGGCTTTTATATTGACACCAGTAAAGTTACTCGATCCGCCGGCGCCTGTTCCCGTGAAGGCGACATTGTAAATGTCTGCGCTACACCCACTCGCCGTTGGGATGACATAAAAACCGTAGAACGTGCCAGACAAATTGCTTACCGCCACACTTCCCGTAAGCGAGATTGTGGAAGCGCCGTCAGGAGTCACATTAACCCCCCCAATAGCTGCACCAGTGGCAATTACATGAATTGTCCCGGTCATGTTGCGGAATTTTGACCCCTTCACACCATACTGCGTGAAGTTCTGTACCCTGACTCCACTGAAAGTAATGTCATTAATGGCTGTCGTGAACTCTGACCCGATGGCATATGTGGCAGATGAATTTGCATCAACAATAATGTCACCTAGTATCGTTCCGGTAGCAGTAGACTGGACATAAATAGCATTCGATGCGTGGGATGGGCCGCATTTCAAAGTTCCAGAGTAGGGAGTGTAAGATTGAATTGAGAGGTTGGATTTATCAAGAGAAAAATACCCAGTAGTAGCTAGTGCAATAACCCCATCTACGATTATGGTTCCTCCATTCCCAGCCGCAGTATTTGCCGCAGAAAAAGATAGTTTTGATGCCCCGCGAGTTAGACCATTATTAACGTCTGCACCATCAGATGATAAGTATATGGTAGCCATGTCCTAACCCTTAAGAAAAGCGGCCAACGGCAGTGCAGGAAGTCGCCGCTGCCGTGGTGATATTCCACGCACCCACTACCGATACCAGATTAATAGGCCAGACACCTAATGCCCCGGCAGGAATTACAACAACAGCTGTCGCCCCATCGAAAATCGTAATTGTTCCTGTTGAAGCAGTGATAATTATTGAGTGTAGGAAATCTCCTATCGCACCAACTGCGCCGAGTGCTTGGGTTGTTTGCGAAGCAGCGACAGTTTCATATTCAAACTGCTGCTCGACTGCGATTACATCAGCGGTTACACGTTCCCCAGCAGTCAGGGTAGATTGGGTGACACACACCGCGCCGTTGATGCTTTTCAGTATCCACTCGGCGCCATTCCACTCATATTCCGAATTCGTGTCCGTCTCGTAAAAAATGACGGCCACGCTTGCATACCCGGCGAAAGCCAAGCGGTCCGCATTCGTTCCATGCATTCTCTTGACTTCATTAACGGTCGTTATGGTCATGGCCTGGCCTCTTTGTGCTGGGGGTTAGATGATTTTCTTGGCGCCGATGGCGGACACGCCGACGATGGCCGGGCCGGTGGTGATGGTGCCGACGTAGCGCAGGTACTTTTTCAGGTTCGGCGCGAACACGGTGAGGCTGGCGGTGGCGAGGTCGGTCGCGGTGCCTACGCTGGTGAAGGCGGCGTCGGTGATGTCGGCGGCGTCGGAGCCGTCGGCGGCATCGCCGTGCTGCAGCTTGCCGACTATGGTGCCGGCGGTGACCACGCCGGTCTGCTGGGTGACGACGATGTAGCCGTCGTAATCCGTGATGTCCACCGCCGTGCCGGTGGCGGCGGCGGTGTTGGCGTGATCGGCCGGTGACAGCAGGGTGAAGGCGGTGACGCCGGTGGCGGAGTTCTGGATCATGATTCTTTCCCTTCATGGGGCGCTGCTGCGGGCGGTTTCGCAGCGGCTGGTTTATTTGTTCCGGCTTTGGGCGCCTTGCCAGAAACCGCGCCGGCGGCGGTTTCTGTGGTCATCGGGCCGCGTTGTTCCACCGCTCCCACGTATGCGGCCTTCTGCTCGTGAACCAGGGCAGAGGCGAACACGCGGTCGTCGGTGGAGAACTCGGTGCCGACTTCCTGGCGCTGGCCCTTCACGAGGAAGGGCCGGAGCACGCGCAGCTTCATGATCAGGTGATCGAGGTGGCGACGCTGAAGGCGCCGGGAACCCGCACGCCCACGTCCATGGCGTAGAGGGCGCGGACGCCGATCAGGCCGGCCTGGAAGTTGGCGAACGGGTTGACCTCGATCGCCAGGCTGCCCCATTCGGCCATCACCAGCTGCGACCAGTCGCCGAACACCATGGCGGCGGCGGTCATCTGCGCCGAGGACATGCCGCGGAAGCCGCAGGCGTTGGCGTCCAGGATCGAACCGTCCCACAGCGGGCTGTAGGTGCTGGCGACCTTGACCCGCGCCATCAGCAGCGCGGCGACGGCGGCGGTAGTGACATAGCCGCAGGTCGGCGACAGGGCGTTGCCGATGTCGGTCTGGAATTCCAGCATGTCCGCATATTCCAGCGAGGTGCCGGTCACGCTGCCGACGCCGGAGGTGCCGATGATGCCGGTGGGCTGGCCGGAAGAACCGGAACCGGCGAGGCCGGCCAGGTCGGCGGCCAGCGCGACGGCCTTGGCGAGGTCGTTCATCACCAGGGATTCGGCGTCCGGCGAGGACTGCAGCGCCAGCAGGCGGCTGATCTCGGTATAGGCGCCGATGTGCTTGGGCGTCAGCGACAACTGGCCGATGGTGGGCTGGCTCTCGGTGATCGAGGTGCCTTCGTTGGTCAGCCAGTAGGTGGTGGCGGCGGCGGTTTCGCGCGGGATGGTGACGTTGCCCATCAGGCCGCCCATCTTGGTGGCGCCCATCTGCATGCACACCGAGCGGTTGCGCAGCAGGTCGATGAAGGACATGTTCTCCGTGCCGACCAGGTAGTTGGAACCGGACGCGCCGGCGACGGTCATGTCGCGGACTTCCTGGTGGCGCTTGATGGTCTGCGCCTCCACCGGGACGAAGAAGGTCTGCTCGTTGAGCGGGTTGCCGCCCAGGCGGCGCTGGATCTCCTGGTGGGCTTCCAGCTCCAGCCCGGCTTTCTGCCAGTTCTTGTCGAGGATGGCGCGCACCGCCTTGAACATCGAATATTCCTTGGCCTCGCGCTTGCTCAGGCCGAGTTCGCTCGGGTTGACGGCAGTCGGTCCGGAACCGGCGCGGGCGACCAGGATGTCCAGCACCGAGCGGGCGCCGTCGTCCGGCGTGAAGCGCTCGTTGTCGATCCAGCTGCGCACGGTCTGCTCGTCCACCTTGTGCTGGCGGCCGAGGTCGGTCAGGGTCTTGATGCGCAGGCGCTCCATCGAAGCGGAATCCGGCGCGCGGGGGTCGGCGGTAGCGCCCGCCTGGACGTTGGTATCTTGAGTCATGGTGATGCTCCTTGTGATAATGGCGGGTGCCGCCGGGGTGGGGTTTTCTTCGCTTGCCTGTTCTCCGCTGCGCGTCACGCGCACCGGCTTGATGCTGTCTTCATCGCTGCGGCCCAGCCCGACGGACGGGTCGGCCGGCACGGTGACAATGCTGGTTTCCAGCAGCTGCCAGTCGGTGGCGGTGAAGGTGTTGGTCTTGGTGTTTTCCTCCACGGTGCGGATGTCGTAGCCGATGGACACGTTGCGCAGCCCGCCCTCGATCATGGCGCGCACTTCCTGCGCGCGCGGCGTGTCGAACAGGTGCGCGTCGACGATCAGGCGCCCGCCTTCCAGCCGGCCGCCGTCGAGCATGCCGATGGGGTCGCCCCAGTCGTGGTTGAACAGCAGCGGCGCGGCGCCGCTGTTCAGGCGCCCCATGTCCAGCGCGCCGGGCGCGTGGCTCAGGATCTCGGTGCCGAACCAGCGGTCCACCGGCAGCTCGGAGCTGGCGGCGAAGCTCAGGGTGTAGACCCCGGCGGCATCGCGCTTGGTGATCTCCGTGGCGCAGAAATCCCGCGCCAGGCGGGGCAGTTTGAGTTCGCTCATTCGTAGTCCCTCTTGAAATTGACCAGCCGTCCGCGCGCTTCCTCTTCGGCGGGGACGGCGGGCGGGTTGGACGGGTCAGCCTCGACTTGCTCCGCCAGCGGGTCGGTGTCGGTCTGGATGTCGGCGGCCCCCATCAGGTCCAGCTCGCGGCGGCGTTCCTTGATCACGTCTTCCAGGTCCTGGCCGCTGCCGGTCTGCGCGATCACCGCCGACACGGTGGTGAAGCCGCAGCGCACCGCTTCCTTGTAGGCGTTGACCTCCTTGGTGGGATCGACCCAGGACCAGCCGCGCGGCTTCCAGGTGACGGCGCGGAAATACTCGGGGTTGGCGACGTAGGCCGGCACGCTGACGCGCGGCACGGCGCGGGACAGCACGGCGGCTTCGAGCCAGATTTTGTGCAGGCGGGCGCGGAACACGCGTATCCACCACTGCTGCAGCACGCGCCAGCCTTCGCGGTCGTCCACCAGCGCCATGCGGCTGCTGCTGTAGTTGCTCTGGCTGTAGTCGCGGCTGAGGGATTCGTAGCTGATGCCGAAGGCGGCGGCGATGTCGCGCAGCGCGGCGCGCACGAAGGGGTCGAAGTTCTCGTTCGGGTAGGTCGGGTTCCAGTCGGCCAGCTTGGTGCCTGACGGCAGGATGTCCACCTGTCCCTTGGCGCTGTTCCAGGTCAGGGTGCCATCATTCTCGGAATCGTCGCCCAGGCTTTCGGCGAGCCCGCCGCCCTCGGTTTCTTCCAGCACCATGACTTTTTCCGCGCCGATACGCGCCGCGACCACGGCGGCGTCCTGGAATTCTCCCAGCTGGTTGAGGCGCAGCATCGCCGCGTGCATCCACGGCACCCCGCGCACCTGCGGCCAGCGGTCGATCTGGCGCAGGTGGATGATGTCCTCCGCCGGGACGCGCACCAGCCGGTCGGACACGCGGTCGCGGCGCGGGTCGCCGGGGTGGTATTCGTGCAGCCAGTAGGCCACCGGGCGGTTGTAGCTGTCGCACTCGACGCCCTGGCGCACCAGGTTGCCGTTGACGCTGGGCGCTTCCCATTCGTCGGCCAGCCGTTCCGCCTCGATCACTTCCAGCGACAGCGGCACCTTGCCGCGCCCGCTGCGGTGGACGCGGATCAGTACGTCGCCGGCCTCGAACACCTCCGCCATGCACAGCCGCTCCAGGTCGGAAAAGTGCAGGCTGCCGCCGATATGGCAGTGTTCCGCCTGCATCCAGTCTTCCCAGGCGGCCTCGATGTCGGTGTTGAATTCTTCCATCAGGCGCGCGCGGTTGTTGACGATGGCAGCCTGCATGCCGATGCCCTGGCCGATCACGTTGTTCACCACCACGGTGCGGGCGCGCTTGGCGTGGGCGTTGTCGCGCACCAGGGCGCGGGAGCGGTTGCGCAGCGCGGCCAGGCTGCTGACGGATTCCATGTCGGCGCTGCTGGTGCCGGAACTCCAGCCGCTGGTCAGGTTGGACTGGCGGGCGGCGGCAAACATGCGCTTGGAATGGCCGGCCACGGTAGAGCGCGGCTGGGCCTTGCCACGGAAATCGAACAGGCGGCTGATCCAGTTTTTTGCCATCAGCCGAACCTCACCAGCACGCGACGCACGTCGGTGCCTTTTTGCGCCGCCGCCTCGCGCCGGACTTCAGTCAGCAGCCGGGAGCGCAGCGCCATCAGCGTGGCGGGGTTGTATTCCATGCTGCGATCGGCCAGCGCGGCCTTGACGATGTCGAGCTGCGAGGCCGTGGCCTTGGAGGTCAGCGCGGCCTCCACCGCATCCAGCATGGTGCGGGCGAAGCTGCGCGCGTCATAGACGGCGTCGGTCTCGAAGTTGTGCAGCACCCTGAGCCGGCCGGCATCCACCTGGACCCGCTCGCTCGCCGATTCCGCCAGCGCCACCCAGTCGTAGTCGCCGACCGTGTAGGCGGACGTGGTCGCCATGGCCACGGAAACGGCATGGTTCACGCCGTCGGCGGCGGCGGCAATGGCAAATTTGGCGGTGGCGTTGCGGAAGTAATACGTCAGCACCCAGGTCGGGGCCGGGTAGTCAGCCAGATCCTCGCGGCGCCATTTCCAGGTGTCGCCAGCGCGCGCGGAGGTCGGTTCGGTAGTCGGGACGGTTGCGGTCATGTCGAAAGCATGGCCTCACCGCGTCAACTACTTGGGCCGGATGGGTTGCGTTTTTAGCAACTCCGGAATAGGGGCTATTTTAAGTTAGCCGTCAAAGCATCCGCACGGTATTTCGACCGCGCCCCTAAACATATCCATCTGTGCATCGTCGTACCTCACTAGGTCGGCCCACGCATACGAGCGGCCAAGACCTTTCACGCTGGTTAGTTTCGCGCCTGCTTCCATCGCCAGCGCCCGCTGAATCAAATCCGGGTGCTGGCGCTTCAGTTCCAAAATCTCATGCGGCTTGCTGCTCGGGCAAAAGAAGCAGGCGCTTTTCCCCGGTTGCGGCAGTCCTGCGCGCCGGATCGCTTCCACACATTCATCGCGTCCCCAATCCCACTCAATCAACGGGTAGCGCGTTTCCTCGTACTTCGCTCGGTGCGCCTCGCCTGCATCAATGCCGACCCAAAACCACGGCGCGGCTATTCCCTGCGCTTTGAGCCACCGCTTCTGCGGCCTGATCTTGTAGTGGTCGCTGCAACTCTTAAAGCCATACGCAATTCCAGGCAGTGCGCCGCGTGTAAGGCAGTCGGCTTCAAGGCTTACCGCTTCCGCTACAGTTACGATCCGAGGAAAACCAACCCCTTCGCACCAATCGCTTACCGCGTCCTTGTGGCGGTAGGTTTCCGGCCTCTCGCCTCCGGTATCAGCGAACAAAATCAAGTCAGGTCGCTCGCCGCGTTCGTGCATGCCTATCAGCATGGCCGTGCTGTTCGTACCAGCTCCGTAGCTCACCACAATAGTCGGCGCTGGCAGTACGGCGGCGTTACTCTCAGTTTCTTGCAAGTTGTTCTCCAATGCCGGCTAACAAGTCATTCCACCGGACGGCCTTCGGCCGCGCGGTGAATTCCGAGCGTTATCGGCGCCGGGTGATCTTGTGCACGTACTGCCGGCTGACCCCGAAGCGTTCCACCACCACGGCGGTCGGCAACTTCTTGGCCGCCTCGACGATTTCGCGCTTCTTGCCGGTGTCCGGCGCCGGGATGTAGACCCGCTCGCCCGGCAGGCTGCGCCGGATGGTCTGCTCCAGCTCGCGCGCGCACTGCTCGCCGAAACTCACCGCCGGATGCCGGGCGCGCAGGAAATTGAGGATCAGGTCGATCTGTTCGTTCAGCGTCGCCATCCTACCTCCTCCTCACGATGCCGCGCGGGCCGGGTTTTTGTTTTACTGCTGGCGGTGGTGGAGGGATATTTGTTACATCGAACAGGTCGCCGACCACAGGCTGGAAACGGGTCTCCAGATCGCTCCAGTATTTCGCGCTTTTTTTCGATAATTCAAAATAGGTCTCCAGCCACACGGCGTAAACGGTGCAGTCCCAGGCTTCGACACGCTTCCTGATCGCCGTCCAGGTGGACTCCTCACCGCGCACGGTGCGGCGGGTGGTGCGGGCTTCGCCGGTGAATTGCCTGAAGAATTCGTCGCTGAGTTCGTTGCTGAAATGCATGTACCCGGGACCGGGACGGGTGATTTGCAGGCGCCCGTAGATCAGGTCTTTGGCGTGGTTGGTGCCGACCCACCACAGCACCAGTCCGTTTTTGCGCAGCCTGCCCTTCCAGTCGATGTCCACTTTGCTGGCGCCGTCGCGGATGTGTTTTTCACGCCCGGACCGTCCGCCAATGGCGAACACTTTGCGGCGGCTGTGCTTGGCGCAGAAATTGTAAACGGCGTGGGTGTTGTGGCCGCGAGTATCGATGGCCGTGCCGGATATGCGCAGGCGCTGTCCGCTGGCATGGTTGAATTCTGTCTCGAAGATGAATTCTTCCAGGTCTTGCCAGACTTCGTCCTCGTCCGGGTTGCCGAAGAAGATGCGGTGGGCGATGGCCCATTTCTCGCAGCCGCGCCCGTATCCCCATACGACGCACTCCAGACGGTTGGGCTGGGTGTCTACCCCGGCCAGCAACAGCACGGCTCCCATCGGGACGCGCTCCAGCGGGTAGGGTTCGGCGCGGGCGCGGAGTTCGTTTTCGTCCGACTTCTCGAAGGCTTCTGCCCAGTATTCGCCGAGGGTGGTGTTCCAGAATGCCTGGAGTTTTTCTTTCTTGCCCTCTCCGCCTTCGCGGTAGGCGGCGATAAAGTCGCGGGCAATGCTCACCCAGGAGACGTTCGGGCTGTAGGCGCTCCAGGTGTGGAAGGCGATGCGCGCCGGAGGGCGGACAAATTGTCCGGTGGCGTCCCTGAATATCCCGGAAGTGTCGCAGGTGGTGCCATCTTCGGACTGGTAGTGGCCCTGGTCGCAAATGGCCAGGTATTGTGCCTGCTCGATCAGCGCACCGCAGTGCGGGCACAGATGGCGGACCGTCTCCGGGTTGTCGTCTGTCCACTTGAATCCATGGGGCTCGTCCTTGCCGCCCCAGGTTAGCGGATGAAACTCGCCGCATTCCGGGCAGGGGATGTGCGGCTGCATGAACAGGTCCGCATCGCGCTCGCGCTTTTCGATGTTGGAGAAGCCCTTGAGCTTCGGTGTGCTGCCGATCACCAGCTTGGGGAAGGTGGCGCCCTCGATGCGCTTTGCCGCGAGCGTTCCGGGGTCTCCCTCCTTTTCGATGTTGCTGTCGAAGGCGTCGTATTCGTCCAGGTAGCCCGTATCGGCGCTGATGCGGCGGTAATTCTTGGCCGCCTTGCCGCCCTTCAGGTGGGCCATCGATCCGAGGAACTTCTTGGCCTGGAGCGTGTTGTCCTTGTCGCGCTTGAGGTAGGCAGGGAAAACGCCCTCCATCACCGCTACGTCGCGCAGCATAGGGTCGAGTTCGGTCTTGACAAACTCGTCGCGGTCGTCGTCGGTAGGCTGCCAAAGGACCTGATTCCGGCGCTTATGCTGGGCAAAGTAACCCATTGCCGCCAGAATGATCTTGGTATATCCGACCCGCGCTGATTTTCTCCAGATCACCTCGCGGATGTCGTCGTTGCTGATGCAGGCCATGATGGCGCGCTGGAACCACCAGGGCGTCCAGGACTGCTCGACGTAGGATGACTCAGCCGATAGATAAAAATGCTTGCACGCCCACTCGTCCAGGCTCATCGGTTCAGGCACACCGAAAGCGGATAGCCCTTTCGCCAGGTGCAGCTGCATGGCAGGCAGAATGAATCGGCTGTGCTCGCTCAGGTCCATCAGACTGGGGTTTCCTCGGTGAGTTCAGGCGCATCGGTATCCTCTGGCGCTTCGTCCAGATCAGCCAGCGACATGGCGGCAACCGAGTTGCGCGCCTTGGCAATCTCTCCGGCGATAAGCTCGATGTCGCCAGCAGTCAGCAGCGGAACCCGGCGCCGGATCATGCCCGGTATTGCATCCAGAACCCCCGCCACTTTCGACGCGGCCTTGGTCAACACCTCCTCGATCAAGATCACCGGCGCCAGCTCGCCGCGCGTCACGGCATTCTGCATTTCGATCCGCACCCGCTGCTCCCGTGCCAACATCGCCCGCTCAGTCGCCAGGTCAAGATCGCCGGCAGCGGCACGGCCAGCCGCTTGCTCGCGGAGGCGGCGGATGTAAGCCACGCGGATCTGATCAAGTTCTGTCGTTTTCCAGTCAATGCCAAGCTCTGCCATCAGCGTGCTAACCGCCGCCTGGCTCATGTCAAGATGCTCCGCAATGTCTAACTGAATCAACAACATAACCCCCTTACAATAACCCCATATCTAGCGCCATGCCGCGCTGCTTCATACCCGTAAAACAAAGCATCAGGGAGTACCTTTTCTATCTGGCACGGTCCATCACCATCTTGATGGCGCGATCCACTTCGATTGGAAGATCACGGCTGATCTTATCCATCACACGCTTGCTGATGCGCTTCGAGTTGAACATCTGGGAGAATCCGATTACCTGCAGTGGCTTGATAGGCAAACGCCCATCACCTTCACGGGTGAATATGGTGCGGCCTTTATTGCCAATGAACGCGCCGTTGATCTTCTTCATCCCTCCACCCTTTTTGATGAGGAATCCCAACTGCTTTTGCAGCGCGGCCAATTCAGACCTCCTACCCTTTGCCCCGCGCACCTTGATTGCCCTGCCTAATGCCTGAACTGAATTTAGGAAATGGATCATGTTCATTGATCTACCTCTGCGACTCTTCGACCCAAACACGCTGATGACCGCCTCAAGCGTTCCACTCCTGGCCCTGCGCAGATCGATGGCGTTCCTCACCTCGCTGGCCTTGACGTTGAACTCTTGGGGAATCGCCCGGTTGATTTCTGCCCTGGCCTTATCCGCAACCTTGTTGATGGCCGGCTGTAAAACCTTTGGCCGAAGATCGCGCTGGATTGAGTTGAGCTTGCGTTTCACCTCATCGAATCCACGCACATCAATCTTCATGCCCATCATGCTTGCGGCCTCGCAACGAATTGGCCTTTACTCTGTGCCGCACGATCAGCGGCACGACTAAACCAGTTCAACAGGAATCGGGAATAGTTTTTCTTGCGCTTCCTTGGATTAGCCTTCAGCCATGCCTCTGCTTTCTCAATTTCAGCCATCACATCGATTTTCTTGAACAAAGATTCCCACTCAATGAATTGGCTTTCAGAAATCTCTCTAAACTCGCCGGCAACAACATCGAAAACCATATTCCCATCGGGCGGTTTTTTAGTGGCCGAGCTTTTGCTCGGTGCACTATCTGATGATTCAACTGATGGTTCATCCTTATATGTAACCGGCACCGTGTTCCGGGGGGGGGTGGCACCTTGTGCCGGTAGGGGGGTGGCACCTTGTGCCGGTAGGGGGTGTTCTACCAATTTATACAGGTTGGTTTTTCTCTGACTGCCATCATATCTATGCTCTATGCAAAGCAGCCCCATTTCCTGAAGCTCTGACAGCGCCTTGCGCACTCCCCTATCACTCAAGCTGCACTTATCCGCCAAACTCTGTTGACCAGGCCAACATTCCCAGTCATCGTTGGCCCGATCTGCCAGAGCCACCATCACAATCTTTTGTGTGGCAGTCAGATTCAGCTTCCACGCCCAGTTCATCACCTCGATGCTCATTTCTTTTCCTTCCCCTGCCTTCTGTTTTTCTGCTCGAACTCAATCAATTTGCTAATCCTTAACCACTGCTCAAACTTCATCGAAAACGTGCCAACCGGCCGGAAATTTCCGATTTTTTTGCCGTTTTCTTCTGCATTAATCAGCTTCACATCACTGCCAAAAGCCGCACGAAACTCAGCCAATACCCCAGCCGCAAACGGAAAGTTGCGCCGGTTTTCGGCGGCCTGATCTTCCTTGTCACATGTCGACGCCACCGCTGGCCTCCTGATACGGCCTGCCCGCCGAAGCGGTCCTACCGCGCATCTTCTCCATGCGCGCCAATTTCGACGGAACAGGGGCGCTTCTGTGCCGGTCGTCGAAACGGGTATACTCACCAGCAAAGGTCACATGCACCGTCCCCGTTGGGCCATTGCGTTGCTTGCCGATGATGATTTCGGCAATCCCCTTGTCCGGGCTGTCCTCGTTGTAAACTTCGTCGCGGTAGATGAACAAAACAATGTCCGCGTCCTGCTCGATGCTGCCGGAGTCGCGCAAATCGGAAAGAATCGGCCGCTTGTTGGGGCGGGATTCCAGGCCGCGATTGAGCTGAGCCAACGCGATCACCGGAATGTGCAGCTCCTTCGCCAGCAGCTTCAGCGCGCGGGAAATTTCCGCCATTTCATAGGCGCGGTTGTCCGACTTGCCGGAGCCTTCCATCAGTCCGATATAGTCGATCACCACCATATGCAGCCCGCCGCACTCACGGTGCAGCCGCCGCGCCCGAGCGCGCAGCTCGTTGGCCGTCAAGGAGCCTTCCTCGTCCAGAAACAGGTGGGTCTCGCGCAGATCACTGGAGGCTTTGTAGAGCTTGGCGAATTCGGCCTCATTCAGGCGCCCGATCTTCACCCGCTGCTGGTTCAGGCGCGCCACCGAAGCCAGCAGGCGCACGCCCAGTTGATTGTTGGCCATCTCCAGGGAGAAGAAAGCCACGTTCTTGCCGCTCTTCAGCGCCACGTGTTCCGCGATATTCAGGGACAACGCCGTCTTGCCCATCGCCGGCCGCGCCGCCACGATGATCAGCTCGCCCGCCTGAAACCCCGTCGTCATCCGGTCCAGTTCCTCGAACCCCGTCGCCAGCCCGGTCACATCCGTCCGGTTCGGGTTGCCGGAAAGGTCATCGATCTGGCGCAACACATCATCCAGCACCGAACCCACATGCTGCGGACCCTCCGAACCATTGGCAGCCGACTCGCTCACCGCCATCACCTTGCTTTGCACAAAGTCGAGCAGATCCTTCGCACTGCGCCCGGCCCGGTTGGAAATCGCCTCCGCCCCCTCGCCCAAAGCCCTGCCCAGCGAACGGATCACCGAACGCTCGCGCACAATCTCCGCATAGCGCTTGATATTCGCCGCGCTCGGCGTGTTCTGCATCAGCCCGGCCAGAGAGGACAGCCCGCCCACATTCTCCAGCTCGTGGTGCGTTTCAAGGAACTCCGAAACCGTGATTACGTCGGCGGTCTTTCCGGCCTCCAGCAGGCGCGTGAAGGCCCGGTAAATCTTGCGGTTTTCGATAGCGTAGAAATCGCTCTCGCTGACCACATCCGCGATCTTGTCCCAGGCATTGTTGTCCAGAAAAAGACCTCCAAGAACAGAGTGTTCGGCATCCAGGCTGAATGAAGCATCCTGCTCATTCGCCATTGCGCGACCTCGCATCCTGCTGCTTCTGCCAGTCGTCCCTGCACTCCGGGCCGCAGAACTGTTCCTCGACGGGGGAGTGGCACCAGTGGCAGGCGCCGATTGACGGCAGGGAATGAATCGACCGGGCGGCTTTCAAGGCGCGATCCCGGTCGGCTTCCTCGCGGTCACTTGCTCGGTCGGCTTCGTCCATGGTCTCTCCCCAGGTTGAGCAATGCCAGAAGGCGTTCGCACACGGTATGCGCCGCCTGTTTCTTGTTGAGCTCGACGGGTATCCGCTTGGCCAGTGAGTTGGCCTTGCTGAATACGAAGGTCTCTTGTGCGCGGATGCTCACGCCATCCCCTTGCCCACTGCCTTGATCAGCGCCAGCACGTCCGGCAGCTGCTTCGCCAGTTCAGCCAGAGCGCGGCGCTGCTTCACATCCTCATCTGTCAGGTATTTCTCGACCAGGTAATAGATCGGGGTCATATCCCCGGTTGCGGCGATGAACTTCTCCAGATCCTCGACCGTAAACCGGCGGTGGTCTTCCGGATTCCCGGATAGCTTCCGGGACAGCTCGGACTGGCTCAAGTCCATGTCCGCTGCGATGGTCTTGAGCGGGTTGCGATGCGTATAGGTCGCGGCCCTGACGCAATCCAGAATGGTCGCGTGGCGCTCGGAAAGTCCGGGCGTGAAATCAAGGGTAAGCTGGCTATTGGAAACTGTTGTCATGATTCTTTCCCTTACTTTCCTATAGGAAATCTGGCGAAAAAAAGAAGATAGCCTCAGTCATGCCGCAGCCCGTTGATTTGGGTTTTCGCCAAAAACATCCGAGCGCAGGTCATAGCGGGTTACTTGTCCGCCAGTCGCGTCCTCGATAGCACGGCAGTGCTCTGCGGGCGGCATTGGAGTCTTGGTGGTGTTCAGCCAGTTCCAGACGTGGCCCTGGGCAACGCGCACTTCGCGCCCATTCGCCTGGTGCCATTCACGGATGGCGGTCGCCAATGCGACTTGACCTCCGACGAGTTCGATTGCTTTTTGGAGTGGGGTAATCATCATGGAAACAAATTACCATCATCGTAGTAACGATGTCAACCATCATTGTTGTTTTACACAATACAAGCACGGTTGTATTGTTCAATCCATGAATCTTGCAGAGCGGATACAGACAGCCAGAAAGCATGCCGCCCTTACACAGGGAGGATTAGCCGAAAAAGCGGGGATTTCTCAGCAGGCCATATCTCGCCTTGAAACTGGCGAACAAAAAACCACCACCGATATTGTGCAGATCGCCGTTGCCTGCGGAGTCCGTCCTGAGTGGCTGGCAATGGAATCTGGCGATATGGTGGATGGGTTGTACGTGCATGACGAAAAGCTCAAGCAGTTGCTCAAAATCGCTCAGGAGTTGCCAGAGTACGGAAAAGACAAGGCGATACGGGAAGTTACTGAGATTGTTGAATTCATCGAACAGGCAGCCAAGGCGGCGAAGCAATAACGTGATCCAGCTTCAAATACAGCTCGCCTTTTGCTTCGACAAGGACACTTATGGCGCTTAAAAAGCGCGGAAGGCAGTAAACCGAAACGGAGGAATATCGTAATGCGTAAAATTTGTTTCGTTATTTTATGTGCCATTTTAGGCGGCTGCGTTGCTCCTCAAAAGATAAGCATTTCATCACCGTTCGATCCCGTTCTAACGAAGAAATTGCTTGCGGATGGGATAAACACTATTCAGGGAAGCGCCCTTATCAGGCAAAGAGGGGGTGGCGTCGTCACCTGCGCAGGACAGGAGGTAACACTTACCCCTGCAACAGCTTACTCATCCGAAAGGGTAAAGGCGCTCTTTGGGTCATCGCTGGGCGGCTATGCCCCCGCTTTTGGTGGGCGACGAGTCGAATTTGAAAGTACAGCACCAGAATATTGGTCATCCTCAAGATCGACAATATGTGACGCTCAAGGTAATTTCAGGTTCGATAAAATGGCCGATGGATCATTTTATGTAAATACTCAAATCACCTGGAACGTCAGCCCTTACGCGACGGAAGGGGGAAGCATAACCCGTTTAATCACATTATCCGGCGGGGAAACTAAGAATATCGTGCTTACCCCTTGATGCTGAAATTGCCCACCAACCCCAGCAACATGCAATGGCAGACCACCGCAGAGGCCAGGGCCAAGGATAAATGGGAATAATATGAGCGCTCATGACTATACGGTCGAGTTTGACTATCTGACTGGCGGGGCTATTTCGGCGACTGCAACCCCGGACGGCAGCCTGGTTGCGATTGATTTTGTCCTGCTTCATGACCCATCAATGGCAGTCCGCCTCGCTGTCCCCGCAGAGAAATTAGAAAGTCTGACCAACGCTTTACTTCAGATTCAGAAGGCCCTGGACGATCCGGAAAGCGGAATACATATTCGCCCTTCGCATTAATCTTCATATCTAGCATTTCACTCTCCCCATAACCCGCTTCGGCGGGTTTTT